TTGCGATACTGCCGGGTTGCGTCGATGTTGGACACATCAAAGGTGCACGCAACATCGCCGGCCGCGCAGGCGGAATCCCCGCCCAGGCGAAGAACGTCAGTGGCGCTCGCGGCACTGGCTACGACCAAGCCTGTGATTTGGGAACCCGCCCGCAGCTCGAGCTGGTTGTTTGCGGCGTTGCCGAATTGAATGGCTATTCCGTTGCCTGGCGTGCCTGCTTCGATGATACCGGCATTCACCACCGTGAGACGCGAAGAACCAAAGGGGGTAGCTGCGATGGCCTGTGAGGTGTTCGCACTGTCCCCACCCAGGATACTGCCATAGTTGTAGATAGTGTGGTTTCCCGCATTGGCGGATATGGCCTGGTTGCCCGCCGTATTAGACGCGAATCCGGGCTGAGAGGTGCCTTCGATGACGCCGTAGTTGATGAGCGTGGTCGTGCCGGAAAGGTCGACCGCTGGGCTGGAATTCATCAATCCCACTCCAACCCCAGCCTCTATTCGTCCGGTTGTACCATTGGTAAAAGTTCCGTTCGTCAGGCTGACCCCGACGCCGCCTTGGCTGCGGTCGTTCCCTGTCGAGTCGCGGAAAATTCCCCCCGTTCCGCCCTTGATAGTACCGTTATTGACGTGGTTTCCCCCGACTAGAACAGCTCCTGTACCACCACGCGAACTACCGCCAGCTGCTGTAAGATTCTCGCCGCCAGTTCCACCGGTAATGGTGCCTTCGTTGGTGAGCGAGCCGCCACTCAGGCTAAGCCCAACGCCCCCCAGGCCCGTGCTATAGAACGGGAGGGAATTCTGTTCGGCGTCACCGCCGATGATGTCGCCGGAATTAGCGAAGGTCACAGTCCCGGGGAAAACGACACTGCCTCCTGGATTGTTGTTTGTGGTGTTGGTGTCGGGCTGATCAAAGCCCGAAATGTCGTGACCGTTGGTGTCGATGGTGATCACCACGCTGGCGGTCGGGAATGCCGTGTTGCTGCTCAGCGAAACGTCACCGACGAGGCGGATGTTGGGGTCACCACCGGAATTCGCAGCCGTGATCGCGTTGCGCAATTCCTGTTCGGTTGACACGTCGATCGCCAATGCCAACTGCGGAAAGGCTACCGCCCCGACCGCGGTGCCAAGCAACAAGGCCGCTCGCAGCGCCGTCGACTTTGAGACGCCGGTTCCGACCGCCCCCGTAATTACGGCCAGGCGTCCGCGCATCATGCCCACGGCACGATCGCTCAAACCAAGACTATTCATTGTGGCCCCTCTAACCCGCCGGAAAATGCCGGCTTCTAAAAACTTGCCAACCGCAACGGCAGCGAAATGGGCGCAATTTGCCCGCAACGCACGAAAGCTACGCTGGCCATCTGAATCTGGAAATAGGGCGGGCGATCACAATTTGGTCTATATTGCCAGAGGGTTGAGCGAGGGCATCAAAACGACAAAAGGCCCGGCCTCCGCGAGGGAAGCCGGGCCAGTTGGAGTGTCAGGACGCCTTTACTCTATCACGTCAGGGCTTCAGCCTGTCCACTAATCGGACGATCTGACGGTCGAGCTCCCTCAGGTCGGACCGGGCTTCGTTGATCACAGCAATCGCCCGCTCCATCGTGTCGGTGTTCGCCTGAAGCACTCGACGATTGGCCTCGCGATCGGCGTGCTCCTCTCGCCGCAGAATGTTGTTCTCGCTCAGGATAGTGTTGCTTGCCTCCAGCGTCGCGGCGAGCTCGTGCATCGCCACGCTGTCGGTGGTGATGATCTTGGTGTTGGTGGTGGTGACCGGCGCCGGCAGGCGATCGGCGATCTTGCCGGCGTTGGCGATAGCCCGCCAGATGACGACGCCGACCGAGGTCACTACGAGGGCGATGCCGCTGGCCCATCCCGCGATCGCGGTAAAGTCGATGCTGCTCGGGTCAGGGAGTGTCGTCATCGTGGCCATCCGGAATGGCCACATCGAAGATGGACCAGTAGAGAGAAAACAGGCCGAATGACCCCAGCACCGAGTAGACGGCGAGGCCGGGCGGCCAGGTCCATGACAGAAGCAATCCGAGGCTGATCGCCGCGAACAGGATGATGCCGGTGAGCGCACCCATGGCACGCACCATCGCGGTCGGCTTGGCCATGTAGCCGTTGACGCAGAGCGCCGAGATCCTCGCCGTGCCGAGCAGGAACACCACCCAGCCCCAGAGCACCGGGCCGCCGGGGAAGGCTGTGAAGGCCGGGCCGGCGAAGGCTTCGGCGTTGCCGAGGATGATCAGCCCCCACAGCGTGGCGACGGACGCGTGCTCCCATTCGAGCACGCGCGTACGGAACCGCTGCCGGATCCTCGTCGCGACTTCACGAGCCTTGGACTGGATCATGATCATCGGCCTACCCACAATTTTGGAAGGCGGACAGTCGGCCGGGGCTTCTTCCGCTTCTTCTTGCCGAACTCGAACGGCCTCGCGGCGTCCGGATGGTTGTCGGGGATGGTCTCATGCGCCTCACTGCCCTTGGGCTTGCGCGGCAGGATGGCCAGCACCAGTCCGAGGATCATGGCGATGGCCCCGACGACCGCTGGCCAGCCGCCCACCTTGTGCAGCAGCCACAGCAGCGTGCGGGCAGCGGCCATGATGATCAGCACCAGGCCGCCGACAATGAGCAGCTTGTTGAGCCAACTGACCTCGGCCCACCACTCCCAAGCAGCGCCTTGGATGTGGCAGCCGATATCAAGCAGAGCGCAGTTCATCGCCTCGCCCCTTCCTGCACCGCCTCGATGGAGGCGGCTTCGCCCTTGCGCCCGTTGAGGTAGAGCCACAGCGCGCCGCCGGCGAAGGCCAGCGCATAGACCCACACCGGCACGCCGGCGAGCAGGTCGAGCATTGGCTGCACGAACTCGCGGATATCGGCGAAGCTGCCGATCACCCAGTTCAGGAAGGCGATGACGGCGCCGACGATGGCGCTCCAGAGCCCGGCGACCTTCGTCAGCCAGTTCGTCTTTGCCTCCGGCGCAGCCTCGCGGACCTCCTTCGGCGTGGCCTCGGCGCGGCCGGTCGGCATCTCGCGCGGCTTGGCCTTGGCGAGCGCCACGATCAGGTTGCTGTCGATCGCGCCGCTGAGGGGCAGTCCGGCGTCATGCCGGAAGATCAGGATGGCTTTCTCGGTCAGGTCGCCGAAGTCGCCGTCGATGTTGCCGATCTCGGAATAGCCGAGTTCCTTCAGCCGGCGCTGCACCTGGGCGACGACCTCGTCGTTCTTCGCGCCCTTCACAGGGAAGGCTGCCGGGCCGGTCGACGGCTCCTTGGGCGCCGGCTTGCGGTCCCGCTCGTTCAGCGCCTCGGCGAGCACGCTCTCGAATGCCGCGGCATCGTCCAGCGACTGGTTGATGCCATCGCCGGCGTAGTAGCTTTGGCCGCGCCGCACGGTGCGGGGCTTCTTGCCGCCGACCTTGATCGTCGACAGCACCGGCAGGCTGGCCCATTCCTTCGCCAGTTCATTGCCGAAACTCTTCAGGGGCAAGGCGCCAGTGACGAACCGGCCGTAGCCGCGGCGCTCGAGCAGCGCCAGGCCGAAGGCATCCTGCAGGTCGGGGGTGAACTTGGCCTTCAGCGAAACCCCGAGCTCGGTGATGAGGCTCTGCAGGGTCGGCCGGATGATCTGGTACCGGCCGGCCGCGCCGCTGGCTTGCTTCAGGTTCCGCACCCAGCGCAGTTGCTCGGCGAGCAGCTCCTCGAGCGTCATCTCGGTGACGGGCTTAGGCAGTTTCCTCTTCTCGTCGATGTGGCCGATGACGGTGTTGTAGGCGACAGCGCCCTTCCGGGCAGTCTCAAGCCCGCCGATATAGTCGAGCAGGACCGCCGCGCCGCGGGGCACGTTGCTGTTCATGGGAAGTCTCCGGCTTCACGAGGGATGACTGGTGGGGTGGACGCCAAGCAGGACTTGGGCCAATGTCCCCAACATTGGGGGATCAATAGAAATGAAGACGATACTGGCAATTATAGCCGCAGCCGCGCTGACCGGCTGCTCGCCGACTGTGCTGAAAACAACGTTTGCGCCCGCGGAGGCGTCCTACATCAACCAGACTGGCAAGGGGTCGATCAATGGACAGGCGTTCTTGCGCAGGAACGACGGCATAGTTGTCTACGGCGCTGGCAGCGAAGTGGATCTTATTCCAGCCACGGCCTACGCACGCGAGCGAATGGCCTCGATATATGGAGGCGGCAAGTATGCGGTGTGGCATGCCGGATTTAAGAACGACGATCCGGCCTATCAGTCATACATGAAGAAGACCGTGGCGGACGGAGAGGGGCGGTTCAAGTTCGAGAACCTGGCCGACGGGACCTACTTCATCACCACCACCGTCACGTGGTTCGTCCAGTACCAGCAAGGCGGCGCGCTGATGGAAAGTGTCACCATTTCCGGCGGGCAACCCGTCCAGGTGATCATGTCTGGGCAGTAGCCCATGCGTTGCAAAAGCCGTCAGGAGTACCACCCGGCGCCGTGGAGCGTGGCCAGGCGAGCGAAGTAGCGCTGGTAGCGTTCCGCCACCACGGGCATCGCAAAACGTGCCAGGGCGCGTTCTCGTATCTTGCTGCGATCGAGTTGAACGGCCTTCCAGACTGCGTCGCAGAACTCGGAAAACATCCGGCAGCGGAAGCCATCGACGCCGGGCAGGACGGTTTCAGTGAACGCACCCCAGTCCGTGGTGATGACAGGGGTGCCGCAGGCCATAGCCTCGATCGTCACCGTACCGAAAGGCTCCACATAGACGGTCGGGGCAAACAGCGCGATAGCGCCGCCCATCAGTTCGGCGCGACGCTCGGGACCGACTTCACCGACGAACTCGCCATAGCCTAGAGGCTCCCCGGGTCCAGCGAGCATTAGGCGCTTGCCCAGCCGCTCCGCGACCTCCTGGGCAATGCGATAGCCCTTCCGATCGATCAGTCGGCCGACATAGAGCAGGTAATCACCGTCGCCGGCGCCGGCGGGGAAAAGCGCCTCGTCGACCTGGTTGGGGATTACCTCGTCAAACCAATGTCCATCGGCGCGATCGGCGCTGCCGGCGGCCGCGCCATAGACCATGTGCATCCAGGCGTAGGACTCGAATACCCGATACTTGGCGAAGGTGCCTGAGTAGCCGATACCGAACTCAACGCTGAGGTGGTTCGGGAAGGCGTCGGCTATCGGCTGGTGCGCCCGCCCGCCGATCAGGCAGATGAAGTCCTGCGGCTGGATGCGCTCGTGCATCTGGCCAATGACATTGGCATTGAAGCCGGCCCATGCGGGGTGGCTCCAGTCGGCTTCGGTGTAGTGCCTCGAGCCGACCATCTCGGCCCGGCGACGTTCGCTGATGCAGGGCACGTGCTCGTCGCAGGGCGCTTCGTTCTGCTCGCCGGCGTAGAGGATCACCGCATGCCCAAGCCCCTTCATCATCTGGCAGAAGCGCGTCACCTTCTGCGTAAACGCGCAGGCCGCGAAGGCGGGCGTGGTGTGGGTGTGCGGGAGGCTCACGACGTGGAAGCGCATTAGTGATCTCAAAACATCTGAAAGAACGCGGCCGACGCGATGATCGGCAGCGGGTTGTAAGTGATGACGATCAGCCCCTGACCGCCCGCACCTGATGTTGCGGTCGCGCTGCCGCAGCCGGCCCCTCCCCCACCTCCGCCGTAACTCGGAGCGCTGCCGCCCATCACGCTACCGCCAACTGCTCCGCCGCCGCCTCCCGAGCTACACCCGTGGCTCAAGTCCCACTCGGTACCTGCCGAGCCGTCGCCCCCGTTGCCAGCGCCGCCTGCAGCGCCGCCTGCCGTCGCGCCATTGTTCGCTGATCCGCCAGTGGTGCTCACGTTCAGTGATGTGGTGCCGTTGTTACCACCACTGCCGCCCACCCCGGCTGGCCCGGCAGCGCCGCCGCCGCCAGAGGCACCCGTGCCGGAAGCGCCGGTCAAGTTCCCCCCTCGACCGCCGCTAAACGTAGTTTGGCCCCAACTCGATGCGGATGCTCCGCCGGTGCCACCATTCCGGCTTCCGCTGCCCCATGTAGCCCCCGCTCCAAATTGAGCAGAGCATTTTGCGTTGGTAGCCCCGCCGCCCGGATCAGCAGTATCGTTGAAGTACGACGACGTGCCGGAGTTGCCGTTCGAGCCCGTAGAGTTCGAAACGATGGCGGCCCCACCAGAGCCTGCCGAATAGGTCGCGGTCGTGGAGCCGGGCGACGCAAAGGAAAAGTTGGTGATCTTCGCATAAGCGCCGCCGCCGCCGCCCGGAGCGTGCCCGTTGGAGGGCCTCTCGGTTGCCCCACTGGCACCGCCGCCTACCGCCTCAATGGTGTTGTCGGAATTGTCCCAGTCGCTCGGCGACGTAAAAGTCTGGTTCGACCCGGTGATAGTGAGGAACGTGACTGTCGCAAAGTCGTACCGAAGCTCGGGATACAGCTCCGGATCACCCCAGATCTCGTTGGGAAGGTGCCAGTCCTCGCGGGGGATCGGCATACGGTCGAGAATGAAGCGCGCCAGCGAGCCCAGGAACTCGTCGGCGTCGTCGCGGCTGTCGAACCATAGCCGCCACTTCACGAAGCCGTCATGCAGCCTGGCAGTCAGCCTGAAGCGGGTCTGTACCCCCGGATTGCCGAACTGGTCTTTCCACTGCGCCTGCGAATGGTCGCGCCATTCCTGCTGTGGTACGGGCATCAGGAGCTTGGGGCGATCGGGGAGGATCAGCATCACGCCTCCTGGGCCGAGGCGACGAGATCCCATTTGGTATCGGTCGCGTTATAGATGAAGCCCAGATACAGCGTCTTGCTCAGCACTGTCGTGGTCGGCAAGGCGGTACCGAGTGCGCGATAGATGGCATTGTAGGTCAGCGCGCGAGCGGTACCATTGTCCTTGATGCGAACTGTCAACTTCTGCCCCTGAGATGGGGTGCCGGTGGGAGCGCCGAACGCCGCCGCTGCAGCCTGCGCGGTGAGGATGAACAGGATGTCCTGACCAATCGAGCCGACCGCAGGTGTCGGTGTGGTCTGGGAGGCGTTCGAGGTGATGGCCGGTGTGCTAGGACCGGTCGGCCCCGTTGCGCCGGTCACGCCCGTTGGACCGGTTGCCCCTGTAACGCCGGTAGGACCAGTCGCTCCCGTGATGCCGGTAGGTCCGGTCGAGCCGGTAGCCCCAACGGGGCCGGTGCTGCCTGCGGGCCCCGTTGAGCCCGCAGGCCCTGTGGCCCCGGTCGCTCCCATCTCAACCCACAAGTCCCATTCGGGATCGACACCCGGCTCCTTGTTGGTGCTCGGGGCGTTGGCGATCCAGCTCGAGCCATTGTGTTCGACGCCATCGAAGGCGACGAAGGCCGTGACGCCATCCCAAGGACCGAGCCAGTTCACCCCCGCGCCGGCGATCCCGGAGGGACCGGTGGCGCCCGCCGGTCCGGTTGCACCCGTGGGACCGGTAGGACCGGGAACGATGCTCGCGGCGCCGCTTGGACCGGTTGCCCCAGTGGGTCCTGTTGCCCCTACAGGGCCGGTCGCTCCCGCCGGACCAGTTGCGCCGCCTGGCCCGGTCGGACCGGTTGCGCCTGCGGGACCACTGGCGCCGGCCGGCCCAGTTGGGCCGGTGGCCCCACCAGCGAACAGCGACGCCGGCGCCTTCTTGTTGGCGCCGCCTTGCACGATGGGAACAACGGCCCCAACGAGGTCGGAAGCGGTCGGATCGTCAGAAATCTTGCCGTCAGCCATCGGTCAGCCTCACCACACCGTAATCCGGACCATGCCGTCGCCGCCCTTGCCGGAGTTTCCACTCTCGGATCCGCCACCGCCGCCGCCGGGCTGCGCTCCGTCAGTGGCCGCCGTAGTGCTGGTGGAGCCAGCCCCGCCATTGCCGCCTTCCACCGATGTCCCGCCGACGCTCCCGCCACCCGAGTGAGCACCGCCGCCGCCGCCGCCGCCGCGGCCGGACTTGCCACCAGCGCCGCCAGCCTGCCCACCGGTTGCTGCTCCACCGCCGCCACCGCCGCCGCCCTCAACCGATGCGCCGCCAGCCCCCCCTGCCGTGCCGGCCGAACTGGACCCGCCGCCACCGCCGCCCGCTCCTTCGGAGCCGCTGCCGCCATTGTTGGGAGGTGCGCCCGAAGCCGTGCCATTGCCAGAGGCTCCAGCGAGGTTCTGCCCGCCGTTTCCGCCAGCTGTTGATACTGCATTGCCGCCCACGACGCTGACGCCTGCGGACAGTTGCCCGCCGCCGCCGCCGCCACCGCCGGAGAACGACACATTGCCGGCACCGCCGCCGCCGCCATAGGCAGTGACATGTGAGCCGAACGACGAGTTGCCACCGGCAACCCCGTCCTGATTGTCGGCAGTTTGAGCAGCGCCGCCCGCCCCCACAGTTACCGCAACGGTGCTGGCGAGATCGCTGAGCAGGAGCAGCCGCTTCCTGTAGGCCCCACCACCACCGCCGCCGCCGTAGTCTGACGATCCAGCACGCCCACCTGAGCCGCCGGCGCCCCAGCACTCGACGAGTGCGACGGTCCCGGTCAGAGGCTTCGACCAGGTGGCGCCGCCGGCCGTCGTGTATGTGTCCACATGCGCGCTCGTATCGGCGAACGGGTCCTCCGGCATCAGCACGCTCTCGGCAAAGTCGATGAAGCGCTGCCGCACGTCTGCGGGCGAGATGTCGCCAGCGTTATTGTCGGCAAGGTAGAGCGCGAAGTCCGCGAGGAGCTCCGCCCGGGTGCGTACCGTCATGTGGTGGTGTCCTAGTAAAGGCCGCTGCCGAAGCCGGAGCTGAAGCCGCTGGAGAAGCCGGAGATGCCGTAAATTTCGTCGGCCGCGTAATCGATCGCCGTGATGTTGGCCGTGAGATCCGGCCCGGGCTGGATGTCCCAGGCCAGCACTTCCCGAGCCACGCGGCTGAGCCAGCCCGTCGCGACCAGCGTCCCGTGGCCGAGAAGGTCGTCACCGCTGGCGGTCGGCATGGCGAACGGTGTCTCGAAGGTGACTAGGGTCCGGTCGGAATCGTCTTCAGTGACCGGCGCGGTCAGCAGGGTACCGTCCGCCAGTCGCAGGATTACGCCCCGGGCTGGTTGGTCGCCGTCACGAATGAAGCGTCCGCCGTCCTCACGCAGCAGATAACCGCCATCCTCACGAAGGATGTAGCCGCCGCCTTCGCCAACGTCTGATCCGAAGTTCCACTCTTCGTCGAGGCGCAGGCCGGAGACGAGACCGCCGTCATAAACAATCTCCTTGACCCGGCCGCGGCCACCGATCTGCCCGAGAATGTCAGTCTCGAGCCACACCCGGTCCCCCATGGTGAACTCGAGGTGTTCGATGTCCATGGTGAAGGTGATCAGCCGGCTGCGCCACTTCGCCGACCGGAGGTCGCGCTTGGCACGGGCGATCGCCTTGTCCTCGTGGACGATGCCCGGATAGGTGATGCTTTCGAAGCGTGTCGCCTCGATCAGCCCGCCCGACCCATCGGCATTGTAGCCATCGGCATAGACGATGACCTCGCGCACCTCATAGTCGTTCTCGATATCGGCGAGATTGACCTTGAGCGCGTGCGCCAGGCGCATGAATGGCTTTTCGAAAGCGAAGCCGCCGGCGTTCCGCTGGGTGATCAACCCGACGGGATCGCGCCGCCGATCGATCACCACCCGATACGGCGCCCCATAGCTCGGTCGGGCGAAACCCGCCTGCGCGATGGTCGACAGAACTGACGTTACCGGCTCGCCCTCGAAGATGGCATTGACCTCGAGGCCGCGCGATGCGCACCAGCCGTGCCAGTCGACGAGGCTGGGGCCTTCGATCAGGCTCAACGGTGCAGGCTCGGCGTTCAGGTCGCCAGTCAGCACCTCGCGGTACCAGCTTGCGGGATTGCTCGTGATCTGGTCGGGCACCCAGGCTGCGCCGTCCCAATTCGGCGCGTAGCCAGAGGCGACACAACTGACCTGGCTGATCGAGCGGTTGCGCGCCCGCATCGCTAGAACTGCAGTGGGCTGGGTGGCGAAGTCGAACGGGGCCTCATCGAAGACCGACTGCACGTTGTCGATCTGGATGTCGCGCACGTAGCGGTTGATGCCGCGCGCCAGCACCAGTTCCGACCCGGTGTCCCGGTAGGAGTAGAAGCTGTCGAGGATGGTGGCGCCGTCCCCCAGCTTATGGGTGGCAGGGTCCCAGATGAATGAGTGAACTGTCGAGCCGCGAATGGCCTCGATCTCGTACCGGTCCTGCGGGAACACTGCCGTGTCGAGATAGACCGTCAGGTGCTGGCTATCGACCCAGTCGATCACCGAGCCCGAGAAGTAGGAGTCTGCAGCGAAGACACCGTCCATGTCGGTGACGGTGTTGTAGCGCCAGCTGAAGCCGCGGTAGTTGGCGCTGAAGGGATTGACCGCGGGGATGTCGCCGGCGGCGCACCAGACGAACCGAACGGCGAAACGCAGGGTGTCCTGACCGCGCCGGCCGCGCAGCACGAACTCCGGCAGGTTCGACCAGATCGTTCCCCCATCCTGGCGGATGCGCATCCTCAGCGCCGTCACTGCCGCAATATCTGCGTCGAGGTCGGGATTGTCCGGGCTGACGTTGAACAACCCGCCTGGGAAGCTGAAGTTGACGATCGCCTGATTGGGCGAGCGCTTCGTCTCAAGGTGGTGCCAGGTTGGCACAAAGCTCGGCTGCGACTGGTCCAGTTCATCGCTCGATTCCTCTGAGCTGATGGTCTGGAAATCGGTCATCACCACGCCGGCCTGTGTCTCGATCACCGTGTTGGTGATCAGAGTCAGCGGCGCATCGTCGGCAAAACCCTCGCGGATCTCGATCTCAATATTCGGGTCATCCTCGACGGCGGCATAGCCAACGCGCACGTCGCTGATGGCATGAGGCCCGGCAAGGCCATAGGCCAGCACCACGATCTGATCGTTGCCCTCGAAGTAGGTCCAGGGCGGCATGATCATCTTCGGCGCGATCTTCCGCGTGCCAGCCACGCGCTGCAGATAGCCCCCGAGCTCGAAGCTGTTCTGCGCCGAGGCGACGCCGACTTGCTCGCTCGCCTGCTGCTGCGAAGATCCGGTCTGCGGGTTGAGCCCCTGCAGCAGCAGCGACGCGGCAATCGACAGGCCGCCGGCAACCAGGTTGGCGCCGATCGAGCCTGCGGCGAAGGCCGTCCCGAGGAACGGCACCCCGAAGGCACCGACGAACAGCGAGGCACCAATGAGGGCGATAGCGGCGATCGACGAGAGCAGCTTGCCGCTGTCACCGCCGCCCCCATGCACCGCCAGATAGACCGTGATGTAGGCCATATCCTTCGGCCGGATCAGCCGATAGAGGTGCGGAGCGATCATCTCGCCGTTTAGCTTCACCCGCAGATGGGCGCGCAGCGCCTCCTCCCCGAGCGGCACCAGGTCGATCAGCTCCGCAAGCGTGGCGTTCATCGGCCGCGGCATCTCGATCACCGGCCCGGCCGTGCCGTGCAGCAGATCAGGGAAAGCGCGGAACGTGGTCACCCGAGCACCGCCGGACGGAACAGGCCCGTCACCCGGTTGACCACTGTGGGCAGTGCTGAGAACCGCGCGGTGTCGCGATAGGCTCGAACCATCACCCCAGTCGTCTCCTCGATATCGATCATCCGCCCCGGCTCGATGACGCACCCGACATGCAGGGGCGCCGAGCGCGCCGCCCTGCCCTCGCCGACAACGCCGCGCATCATCACCATGTCGAAGGGACGCTCGTCGCCAGCGGCCACCATAAGCCAGCCCGGTCGGCATGGCCCGGTCGCCATGGTCCGCGCGATCGAGTACGGCGTTTCCACCCCTCCGAACTCGTCGATCCAGATACCCAGCCGCTCACCGACGATCAGGCGATAGAGCCCGTAGCAGTCGACAGCGGGTCGGGCGCGCCCTCCCAGCAGGAAGCGGAGCCGCAGATAGTCAGCGGGGTTGATCATCAGGAAATCCGGAAGGCCGCCCTGAACACGCTCGGGCGCAGCCAGTGCTTGGGATAGGGTTCGACCGTCAACGCTGGCCGGCTGACCTCGCCCTCGACGACAAGTGCGTCACCACGGACGTTCATCAGCTCGAGCATCAGGTGCGGGCCACCGACGATCACTTCCGGCTGGCTGGCCAGCACCGCAGTGATGGTGATCCGTGCCGGCGTCGAGATGCTGTCGACCGCCTCACCGATCCGCATGTCGATGTTAGGGATGGTGATCTTGCCGTTGAGTTGCTCGTCGCTCTGCCCTGGCGGAACGATGGCAATCGGCATGGCCACGTAGGTACCGGCGAGTGCCGCAACGTTGCCGTTGGCATCGAGCAGGTCGGCTGCATAGACGATGTCGGTGCCGGCATCTGTCAGAAGGATCGTCGTGGGCAGATCGTCATGCTCGATGGTCAGCAACGCCACGAAGGCTTCGCCTGTTTCCTGCGGATAGGCGACGTCACGAAAGGCCTGGTTGGGCATCAGGACAGCCTCTGCAGTGACATACTCACCACCCAATCCAATCCCCGCGGCGCGACGGCATAGGGCGTGCCGGTCGGATCAAAGCGGAGCGATGCCGCGGCCTGGGTGGTGGGGTCTACCCAGTCGAACGCCAAAGCGCCGTCCTTCAGGTCGCCTTCGAAGAACGCCCGGAAGTCCGCGAGTTGCGCAGTCGTCACGCTGATTGAAGCCGTGAGTTGAGCCGTTCGACTCGTCGATCGCCGCCGAACCTTCCCGGCCCCGACCTCAGTGCCGAAGCTCACCACACCGGGCTTTGCCGACCACTGAAATCC